TGTGTCTCTGTCCAAACCCCAATAAACAATTTTTTGTTTGACTTGTCTGTCATTAACATAAATTTTCCCTTGCATACAATCTAGAATGACACTCTCGTCTAAATCCGGTCTTCTCGATGCATAGTATACAATTAACTCTACTTTTACGTCATTTTCAATAATATTTTCTAAAGTTGGGCATTGTTTGGCAAATTCTTTTTCATAATTTCTAGCTTTATCAGATTTTATTGAGGCAAATCGTTTACCAAAATTGACTATTTTTCTAGAGTTTGCCTTACTTGCCGGTTCTCCGTAAATAATTAATGTTGTACTTTCTTGTAATTGTGTTGACATAGTTTTTCCTTGATGTATAAATAATTCAGCATAATAGGAGAATGACATGAAGATTACCAACAAATTTGGTATGCCACAACCATTTGTGGACTTTGCCATAAATGATAAATACAGTAAAGGGAAAGCAGACATATCTGTCACATCTTTGATAGATAGTCCTAAAGTTAGGATTATGAAAGATGTGCATAACGATGACATTGAAGTTGATGCTGTTGATATGGTTTGGGCATTGTTTGGTACTGCTGTACACTCTGTATTGGAAAGTTCAAACACCTACACTAGGATAGGTCATCCATCAGATAAAATTATTAACGAAGAAAGATTATATACAAACCTCAATGGTTGGGTTCTGTCCGGTGCAGTCGATAGACAAGAAATACAGAATGATATTCTGACTATAGTTGATTATAAAGTTACCTCAGTTTGGTCTGTGATATATGGGAAATCTGAGTGGGAAAAACAATTAAATTGCTATGCCTATCTTTGCAGACAAAAAAATAAATCAAGTAATATTAAATTAAACAGTTTAAAAATTTGTGCAATTTTGAGGGATTGGAACAGAAGAGATGCTGAAAGAAAAGAAAATTATCCACAAGCACCAATAGTTTTTGTAGACATTCCTATTTGGGAAGATAATGTCATTGACAAGTACATCTCTGATAGAATTTCTATGCATCAAGAGGCTCAAGTAAATTATGATTTAAATAAAGATTTGCCTTTATGCACAAACGAAGAAATGTGGAAAAAAAATGATACTTGGGCAGTTAAGAAAAAAGGTCAGAAGAGAGCATTAAGAGTTTTAGATAGTGAAGAAGAGGCTATCAAATATATGGAATGGCATAAAAAAACTGACAAAGCCTACGTTCAAAAAACAGATTTAGAATTAGAGTTTCGTGGTGGCGAGTACACACGATGTGGCAACTACTGTTCAGTTGCTGAATTTTGTCAACAATACAAAGAGAGGTTAATATGAAAGACAAAGTAAAAGTGCCTAAAAGGGTAGTAAGAAAAGTTAAGAAAAGTGGTTTAGTTAATCTTAAACCAAGAATTATGAGTGCTAGACCAAAAGATAGGTCTTTGATTGCAGAACATATTGCAGAGGCTACTAGTAAAGGTAAGACAAGTTATGTTTGTCTGCCTATTAGAATGTACATTGCTATTAGAGATAAAATAATAATGTGGTTAAAACAATGAGCGAAAGAATAGACCTTTGTTATTTGCCTACTAATGGTTTGTGTAAAATAAATGATGTCTTAGACGATAGTCACTTTCCAAGTAATAAAGAAAATATAATGTGCCAAGAATTAGTTACTTACGAAAGAACTGATGTAGGTATGAAAAAGACTACGTTTCAAAGAAACTTTACAAGTAAAAGCCATTACGACAGCACTAGAACTGAGATTTTTAGTTGGAGCAAGTAAATGGAAAATGCACTTGAAAAAAAAAGAGGAACTTATCTAGGTTTTTTTAAAGAGGGCATAGTTGATGTCTTCTTTAATAAAAATTTATATGAAGAAAAAAAGAGTTCTTATTATTATAAATTAGGATATCAGTTTGGTTCTTTTTTAGAAATTAAACTAAAGGAAAGAGAGGAAGAAAATGAAAGATGAAGTACCGGATAAGGTTAAGGAAACCTTAAAAGATATAGGTATGACACCACAACAAGCCGGTTGGAATTGTCATGGAACTTATGTTCTATTGCATAAAGCATTAGAAAAAGTAGCTGTTTATAAAAATATTGTTTTTGATGAGCCAAAGGTTTTAGAAAATAATTCTGAAAAGAAGATAGCAAGTCTTTTGGTTGTTGGGAAGATGGGAGATAAATCTGAATGGTCTATTGGAGAGGCATCCCCCTCAAACAATAAAAACAGCTATCCATATGCTATGGCTGAGAAAAGAGCCAAAGATCGTGTGATATTAAAATTAGTAGGTCTTCATGGAGATGTATATGCAGAAGATGAGGCAGATGCATTTAAAGAGGCTAGACCAAGTGATATCAAAGGTGGAACTGTAGATAATGGGATTAAAGAAGAAGAAAAGCCAATAGATCCCCCTAAAGAAAAAGCCATAGATATAAAAGATGTTAAGTCCGGTAAGGTAGAAAGCATACCTTTGAAAGAGGGTGTTGCTATTATAAAGCAAGTATTCCTATCTTTTATGCCGGAAGATAGCATAGAGGATCTGCGAGGGTTTAAGAACTCTAATGCAGAGGCTCTAAAGACGTTGAAAGAGTTAGATGCTATGGCATTTGGCGAGGTTTCAACAGCCTTTCTTGCAAGGGCAGATAAAATTAAAACAAATGAACTAGGAGAATAGAATGGAAACTGATTACCCACCAAGTGGAACCCTTTTTGAGGCTAAAGTTAGAAAGTCTGATAGGTCTCCGGATTACACCGGACAACTTGAACTACCAAAAGAGGTTGTTGATGATTTGGTCAAGCAAATCAAAGACGGAAGAACAAAGCCTAAGTTAAGTATTATAGGTTGGAAAAAGATTAGTGGCAAAAGTGGAAAGCCTTTTTTAAGTTTGAGAGGAAATGTTTTTGAGATTTATAATCCTAATGATCAAAATAGATCTACTCAAGATAAACCAATCACATCAAAAGATCATGATGCATTAGCTGATATATCATTTTAAGGGGGTTTCAAATGGAAGAAGTAAAAGCAAATACAGATGCTCTAGGTGTTCCTAGTGTTAACTTTGAGGCTGTCAAAACATCTATGATGCAAGACAAAAATGGAACTAACATTAGGTTAACTATACATCCTAATGACGTTCCACCACAGTTGCATAAAGATTGGGTTGGCTCTAGATACATGGTTGTTATGGTCAAATTAAATGAAGATGGCACACCGGATGGGAGTGAAGACAATGACATTAAGGAAATCTGATAACGATGCAGATACTGAGGCAGATTTTCTGACCTTTGATGCTGTAGCAAAGTATCTTTCGATAAGTAGAATGTCTTTATATAACCTTATTAATAACGAGGAAATTATATTTCCTAAATCTTTTAGTGTTACCAAAGCTGAAAAAAGAAAGAAAAGACTTTGGGATAAAGAAGAGGTTAAAGATTGGGTTAAATCCCAACGTAACGAAAAAGTTACGTAAAGTTATGACTAGGGTAAAATACGAGACGCTAGAAAACCTCACAGAGGAAAAAAACATATTAGGATACATCTCACAAAAGTGGGATGTATCTTGTTCTAAAATGCCAATATCATACAAGTTAGATTATGCCATGTACAGAAACGAAGATTTAGTGGGTTTTGCTGAAGTTAAGTCTCGTACTCATGCCTTCAGGACATTTGACACATACATAATTTCTTTATCTAAAGTTATGTCAGCTAGGCGAATTGCATCTGTAACCAATACTAAATCATTATTAATAGTAAATTGGCAAAATGTAATTGGTTGGATTGATTTCTTTTCTGATTTCTCTGTTAAACAAGGTGGTAGATCAGATAGAAACGATTGGCAAGATCAAGAGCCTATGTGTCACTTTGATATTGATGATTTTAAAATAATTTCGGACTCTGTTTCATCGGCAGCCGAAACAAAGGAGATAGAAGAATGAGATTAGCAGATGGATTTGATGATGCTTTTGTAGGAACAACTATAAGTGCATTTGGTAGAAAACAAGTTGCATTATATGATTATGATAAATGCATATTAATACTTATGCACGACAATCACATGAAAGAAGATGATGCTATTGAGTATTTTGATTACAATGTTATAGGTGCTTGGGTTGGAGAGGGTACTCCAATATTTATAAATCAACATAGTGTAAAAAACATACAAGATTATAAGGAGGATGATGATGAGTAAAAAAGATAATGTAAACAAGCCTAATCATTATAGAAAGGGTAATGTTGAATGTATTGATGCTATCAAGTCAGCCACAGGAGTAGGGTACGAGTATTATTTGCAAGGAAATATTCTCAAGTATGTTTGGAGGCACGAACATAAGAATGGATTAGAAGATCTTTTAAAAGCAGAATGGTATCTCAAGGAACTAATAAAAACAAAAAAGAAAAAATAAAGCCGTCTTTCCCGTACCGGGGTCTAGTTGAACGATACTAAAAGTTTACGTAAACTTTTACTACTATCATGCATCGTGTGCAGATCTATCTTTCTTTAAGACCCACTTCTCTCATAAGCACAACACCTTTCCTCATGAGTTCTTGTATCTTTTCAGTTCTAAGTTTTATCAGCTTTGTTCTAGTTTCATCCGGTATTCTGAGGTTTCTTTCCAACTCTCTTATTTGCCTTAACATTCTATTTCTAGCATTGTCTATAGCTTTAAATCTTCCATATATCCTTAACTCATCTCCGTACTTAGCTCGAAGCCTACTCAGATCCTCTGCATCGCCTCTTCTATTAGCTAAATCAAGTCTAGCGAATATTGTAAACAATCCTTTTCTATTTTCTAAATAAGTTTGTGTGTCCACTCTTTCAGACGGCTGGGCAATAACCTTACGTAAAAAAGGTATTCTTGATTCTATATTACCATCGAAGTCTCCGGTTATTATATCCGGTATAACTCCAAAAGCTAAATTTCCAGTTCTGTTAACTGTAGCACCGGCTCCACCTATTGCGAACTCAATCCAATATTCAATAACATCCGGAGACCAATCAATTATACCACTTTCAACTTCATCTCCACCGGTAAAACTATTTAACTGATCTACTATAAACTTAGGTATAGTTCCGGTATTTCCCCAATACTGTTGACTGTCCGGTCTAGGCGAAGATGCGTACATAGGACTTTCTTTGTATATAGGATCTCCTCTATAGTTTTTGTTTACAAATAATTCTATAAAAGGATCTGCTACTGTAGGAGTGGCATATGTCTCCCAATTTTCTATAGCACCAAATGGACTTAATGTTTCCATTGTTGTGTTGAATATAGAGCCACTTGCTTGACCAAATGTATACTCACCACGAGTGTAGCGACTTAATGATCTGCCTAAATTCACAGCCATGTTTAACCCGTAAGCCAATGGTATCTTAACAAACTTCTTATCTGACAATCCCATACTTGGAAATATTAAGTTATGTTCTAATGTGTAATCATCTAAATCGTCATATTGTTTAATGCCATTTTCATCTTCATCATCACTAACCATTGCCATAAGTTGGTCTTGGAGTAAGCCATAAGCAATCATACCTAACCATAGTTTTCTAACTCTAGGAGACCTTTTAGCCGCCATTAATAAAGCCATACTTCCTTGTAATGATGCATTATAAAATAAGTACAATGAATTCATTGCAACTTTATCTTCTCCACCTTTTGCAAAGTTTACTGTTACGTCTCTCGCTGCTTCGGCAGCCCTTGCATCAGAGAAGCCTCTTTTTTTCAAAGCTGTGAACGTAGCGACACGAACACCATTCTCAACTGCTGTATTGTAATCATCTAAAAACTTTAATAATTTTTTAAACCCAACTTTATGAAAACCTTGATTTTGTGTGCCACCAATGTCATTTAACAGCTTGCCCATATTTTCCATCTGGTCTTGTACACTAGACATCATGTTTGTAGCGTTCTTGCCACCGGCTTTAACAAACTTTAAATATTCCTGCGACCAAAAACTATCCGTATTTTCAGTTCTTAAAACATTTCTTATACCTAATATGGCTTTACCTGTTGATAATCCTATCTCTTTTGTAATGCCCTTTAAATCATATTGCTGGGCGTTAACAAGAGCAGTTTCTAAGTCTTTGGCTAAGTTAGGTAACACGAAAGCTGGGTTATATGTTGTATTAACATTTGAAAGCCATTTGTTTAATTTACCTAACATTCTAACAAGACCACTATTAGTTTGTGGCTCTGAGTGTAACTTTAATGATCTGGCTATTGATCCACTATAAATGTTTACGTAAACTTCTTGACCATTTTCCTTTACTGTAAATTGATTAGAGTTCATAGGGTCTTTAGTTGCTATATAAGCAATATTTTTTGACATATCTGATGCCAACTGATCGTTTGTAGCGACAGTTCCATCTTGACTTTCATTCTCTCCCCTTACTAACTTTAAAAAAGATATACCTACTTTATTTCTTTCACCTCTATCAATAGCACGCTGGTTTTGAGCAATAGCAGATGCCAATATATTTTCTGCATATTTAGTTCCTCTACCTTTTGCGCTTCTATCTTCATTACCCATAGCGCCAAATAGATTAACTGTTTTTCTCTGTCTATTTAATCTGTCGTCAGTAGCTTCATCAACTGCATCCATGTCTCCTCTAAGTGGGACATAATTTTTGTACTCTACTCTTTTATCATATGTTTCTTGTGTAATAAGACCTGACTCAAGTCTTTTAGCATTTGTGCTTTCTATTAAATTTTTTGTAAGATCAACTATATTATTAAATATAGTTTTATTTTCTGCATTTAATCCATCAAACCATTGCAATATTGCTGTAGCTTCTGCATTAGACATACCTGAACCAAGTGGTCTTTTATGATCTTGTATAATCTTTTTATTACGCTCTTTAGCATGTCTAGCGTATAATAATACATCAGCTAAAACTAAATTATTATCAACTCCAATTTCTAAAGCTGATTTTACAAAACCTTCTTGTTCTGTCTCTTTTGCGGCGGACTGAGAAAGAGCAGATAAATTGTTTATTTGATCATCAGTAACATTAACTTTTTGTATTTCTTCTAATATAGGTTTTACTATAGTTTCTTCTAAGTCAGTTAATTGTGCGCCAGTAGTTCCATGTGAATTCTTTTCTTTTAAATATGTATCAGCAACATCAGATATATTGTATCCCTTATCTCTGAGAGAATCCATCATGTCACCAATAGGTTGAAAAGAATCCTGAAACTTTGTTACTATTCTATTAGCGGCATCTCTTCTAGTCTTTCCCATCATAGGAAATGATTTGCCAAACTTATTTATTATACTTTGTGGAACTATTTTTAGTCCCTTTTCTATAATACCTGCTAAATTATTGTATCTTATATTTTGTTGTGCTTCTTCAATATGCACATCATTTTTTATAGCTGTTTGCTCTCTCTGAGTTGCTCCTGTAAGACTAGCCCTTATGGCTGATTTTCTAATCTCAGTTCCTCTGGGAGCGACTCCTCCAGTTCTGCCGTCATCGGTGGGATCCCCTCTGGATAAGCGAGATCTAGATAGTTCTCTCTGGTAACTGGAATCTCCAAGCTCTGCAGATACTGTATCAGACTGTCCTGACCACGCTGGCGCTTCAAATCCTGTTGTTGTTGCATCTAAAACCTCCTGTCTTGCTTCGTCTATGTTTATATTGCCTTCAGTGTATCTA